CCCGATGTGTGGCGGGCCGGTATCCGATGACGTTCGCGCCGACACGATCTATTGCAGCAAGCTTTGCCAGAGACGGGCGAGCAAGGCTTATGCGCGCGGCAAACGCGAGAAGACGTGCGCTCACTGCGGCAAGCCGTTCCTTGCCCATCACGACACGCAAAGGTTCTGTTCGGTGCAATGCGGCCACAAGGTCGCACCGATCGAGCCCAAGCCCTGCGCCCATTGCGGCGCGATGTTCATTGGCAGACATGCGCAACGATTCTGCGGCAAAGGCTGCGTCACGGCGGCGCGCTGGGCGGCGGGAACAATGACCCTGCCACCGAAGCGGGGCAAGGGCTGACCCGTTCCCCCGGTGTTCCCCAGCCCGAAACGAGAAAAGCCCCCTTGCGGGGGCTTGCTCGTAAATCCCTGCTTTCGTTGGGATTTTTGGCTCCGGCGGTAGGGATCGAACCTACGACCAATTGATTAACAGTAATCACAACATTTAGTATACTCAACGGCTTGGCATCCGACGAGTAGTTTCTTGCTCTATTTGTTGTCAATGGCTTACGGGGTGCATCGACTTGTAGATGTCGGACTGCCGATCGGCGGCTGATACTGCCAGCGCCCTCGCTCGATCGCAGTCAATCAGCGCATCACCGAGCCGAGTGATCCCTACCGCGTCATCCGCCAACCGCGGCCCATCACCCAGAAGATCCTGCGGATCCGCGCACGCGCGCCGGGCAGCGGCTGGCACGACAATTTGCGGCACCGCAGTTTCAACGGGCGCCCCAGTGGGCCTTGATTTCGGCGCGCACCCCTGCAGGCAGGCCAGGGCGAGACAGATCAAGATCGCGGTCAAACGCATCGAAGAGCTTCCTTTCCGCAGCCGCGCGCGCCGCGCGGGCCTGGTCGATATCCGCAGCCATCTGCTCGAGCTGCGCTTGCGCCGCAGTGGCCCGCGCGAGCGCATCGTTCTGCCGGGCGATTGCAGCCGCCACGGCTGACGCCACGGCCTTCTGTGCTTCGGCTTGCTGTTGTGCGAATGATGCCGTTGCGCGCTCAAGCCGAAGCGTCTGAACAGCCGCAACGCCGATCGCGAGCGCACACAGGGCCGCCAGCGCCAGCTGCACAGGATTGAGCCGGATCATTGGCCGTCTCCCCAGCCCCAGCGCGGCGGCACCGGTCGACCCAGGCGGATCGAGGCCATGCCGGAATACATGATCTCGGCAGCGTCTGACGCGGTTCTGGGGCTATACCCGCAGTCCAGCAACAGCGCCGTGAGATGGCGCGGCTCGAGCGCGTCGAGCGGGTGTTCCGGCCGCGATTGGCTTCGCAGCCGCTCGCGCAAATCGGCGATGGAGATAACCGCTTTTGTCATGCCAGCAACCCGTTCAGCTGCGCCTCGGTCAGTTCCGCATTGACGAACACGATGCGCCTGATGGTGCCCGCCCAGCTGCGCAGGCCGTCGTCGCGGTTGCCCACCACAAGCTGTGTCGCCGCTGTCGGCGTGCATGATGTATCCGTGCCCCTCGTCGTCCCGTCTACAGACACGATAGTGCTGTTCGCCTTCGCGCGGGCGGCGAGACGGCACGCGGTACTTACTGCCTTCAAGATGCTTGTGGCCGAACTCGGAAGAGCGGCTAGCTGCGACGTTCCGCCGGTATACATGACTACGTTTGCGTAGCCATTGCCGCCCGTGGTCGACCATGTCAACGCGAGAAGCTGGTCCGTGGCTGCGCCGTCCGCCCCGTCGTCTATAGCCACCAAATACTGCGGAAGGGACGATCCGGGTAGCACAGACCCCGTAACGCCTGTGGCCGCAATCGCATAAGAGGCGGCGAGTGTCGGCAGCGCCACCCTGTCTATGCCACCTGTCTGCACGATAGCGCCCGCCGTCCGCGCCGCCGCAATCGAGGCATAGGCGGTGCCGTTGACATAGGCGCGGTCGTTCTCGTAATCCAGATCGATGTAAGCGTTCGCCGTCCACCAATCCGAGGGCGCGGCGGCCACGGGACCGACAGCGTTTGACCCTGCCGAGGTACTTCCGTCCGCGTTCGTGGCCGTGACGACTACGGTCATAGACGCGCCAACGTCCGCCGCTTGCAAGAGGTACGTCGAGGCCGTCGCCCCGCTTACCGGCGTCCCGCCGCGCTCCCATGCATAGGTGTAGCCCGACGGGCTTCCGGTCCACGTCCCGGTAGAGGCGGTGAGCGTCTGCCCCTCGGTCGGCGTTCCGGTGATCGCTGGCAACGCGGTATTCACCGGGGGTGCCGCCGTCCCGACCGATATGCTCGCCGTCGGGCTTGACGTCCCGGCGTATGAGCGCGCCCGCAAGCGTACCTCGCGCGCGCCCGATCCGCCAACGGTGACGCTAAACGTGTCGCCCGGCGCAACCCACGTCTGCGGAAACACAACCTGTTCCGTGTACGCGCCCGTAGACCCCGCCGCCCGGTACTCCACGACGTACGCAGGCGGTTGCGGGTCCGGCACCGTGATCGTGATAACGCCGTCCGACGACTGCACAGGCGCGGCGGGCGTAGCGGGCGCCGCAGCTTGCCACGCCGCTATGCGGTTGAGCCACGCCGCCGCCCGAGTGCCTGCGTTGCGGTGCCCCTGCGCGGTGAAGTGCGAAGGGTCCGTAACCGGATCGATCTGCGTCCCGAACGACGCCGGGACATAGATACACCCGCTTGTGTTGAGCGGGATGGCCTTGTGCGCCGCGTCGATAACCTGCCGATACGGCAGGTCGGCGAGCGCGCCGTAAAAACGCTCTGGCACCATTTGGTGCAAGAACACTTCCATCGCTGCCGCCCCGGCCACGGCGCGAACGCCCGCCAACATATTGTTGAACGCCGTCGTGTAGTTAACCGCAGTAACCGCGTCGTTCGCGTCTTCTTCGCCCTGCGTCCACGACATAAACACGCGCGCTCCGGGGAATGCCGCGAGGCACGCCGTCATTCTCGAAATCATCGTCGTGTACGTGGCGCCGCCCACCCCAAGCGAACCGCCCGTGAGCTTCGCCCCTCCAACCGCACAGTTGACAATGACAACCTTCTTTGCGGGGTTCTGCCGTGCAAGCAACTCCTGCGCGAGCTTGAACGCGCGAAGCGGCGCTTGCTGCGATCCCGATGGCCACCCTGTCAACGGCTGCACCGCCGCGACGTCCACGCCGCCCGTTGCATCCCAACGGCGGATGCGCCCCGATGCGTCTTGATCAAGACCGGCGTCGATCAAGTTGCCCGTGAGGTTTGCCCCCTGTTCGTTGCTCTGACCATAGGCAAGGATGATGACATCCGTGTTGATTTCGTAGTCGGAAACGCCGTCGCCGCCACCGCTTCCGAACATGGCAGAGAGACCGAGGCCGAACATCACTCCCATCCCGTCAAGCCGGTGGCGGTGGTGCCGGTGGCCCAAATCCGGCTCGCCCAGATCGAATAGCTGCCCACCGGCAGCGGCCCGGTGGTGCAAATTTCGGCGGTGCGCGAATGGGTATAGCGGATCGTGCCGCCCGCGGTGCCGATGGTGATGGCGCGCACCGGCACGGTCAGGTCCGCGCTGTCGCTGGGCGTGATCGCCCGCGCCGAAAGGGCAGGGCCGTCAAGGCCGATGGGATGATCACGGAACTTGTTGGTCATGTCGACGTCCTTTCAGGTGTTGATCATGCACTTGTCGCGCTCATCTGCGCGGCGCACGACCAGGCCGCGCATCACGCGCCGCCCGGCTTTGTTGAACCAGGTGATCGCATCGCAGGCGCCCGGCACATCGCCCGCATTAAGCCGACGCATCGCCGTCGATCGGCCGCAGCCATCCACACCGATGTTGAACCCGAGGCTTGAGAACGCCGCGTCCCGCGTGGGCGGCAGGCGCAGCATGATCGTCTCGGCGGTGTAGTAGCGGCGCAGCCCGTTGCGGTGCTGCACCCCATCGGCGCGCAACCGGGCGCGGCACTCGGGCAGCGTCATGCGCATCCCCATTTGCACGCCCGCTGTCGATCCCGCACAAATCGTCGGGATGCCGACCGGATCGCGGTAGGCAACCAGCACCATGCCCTCATGCCGCTCAAGCATCGGCAGCAGGATCGCCAGCGTCGCGGGCTCCTGCGCAGCGTATCTCGCCTGCGCTTGCGCGGCATCGTCGGCGCGCGTCGCCACGGCCGAAACGACGACGATCAGCGCGACCGTGGCCCAAAGGCGGATATGATCCACCCAGGCGCGGCCGGATTGCTCGACGAGCCGCCCGACCAGAGAGGCGAGCAAGAGCCCAAGCGCAATCAGCCACATCATGTAAGGATCAGTGTCGATCCCGGTCAGCCGATAGCGCAGCTCGGGCGCCACCAGGGCGACGACGCCCGCCACCGTCGCCCAGAACGAAAACGACCTCGCGACAACCCGCCGCCAGTCCGACACAAGTTTCATTTCGCCACCCTCCCGATCAGTTCCTTGATGTCGTCGCGCACCTCGCGCAGCATCGCGTTCGTCGTCTCGCGCGCTTCTTTCTGGGCGCGCAAATCTTCGTCGCGCTGGTGCCAGATCCGGCGGATTTCCGCGGCGTTGGTCTTGGCCGAAAACTCGACGCGCAGCGCCCAAGAAATGAGCCCGATCACGCCCAAGATCACCGCCCACCAGTCCTTCAGTTCCTGCATCATGTGCCCCTCAGTCTCGCCGCACGGCGATGTAAATCGTGGTGCCCGCCGGGATCGCGGCGGCAGTGACGTTGCGCAGCACCACGGCCACCCGGCCGGAGACGGTGGCGGATTGATCGTGCACAGCCTCGACAATGACGCCCGTCACGCCCTGCTGCAGCATCGCGTCGAAATGCTGGTAGGAGCCATCCGCAAGGCAGTGGAAGAAGGACGCGCCAAAGGTTGCCCCGGCGGCCAGCGGCGCGGCGAGCGTGAGCTTCGCCAGAAACACGGTCTGGAACAGCATGTGGCCGCCATTGAACCCGGCAAGCGCCGTGCCCAGCGGCACCAGCGTCACGGCTCCGCCAAGCGACAGACCGGCACGGATGCGCCAGCTCGACGCGGCGACAAGGTCCGGCGTGAGATGCCGCTCATCGAAGATCTGCGCATCGCAGAAATCGATTTGGGCACCATTCCAATGGCCTTTGAAGATCTGGGTCGGGGTGGCGTCAAGCAGGCCGATGCCGCCCAGCCAGGTGCTGATGCGCACCGACGGGCGCGGCACAGCATGGCCCGCAATCTGGTTGTCGCAAAACGCGCCGCCGCCGTGCGTGAAGTCGATGGCGATCATGTTGATCTCAGGCCCGTCATCGGAACAGGCCACGCCCACCCGGCGCAGGAAGGTTGTGGCCTCGGTCACGAAATTCCCGCGAATGGAGATGCCCTGAATGACGCAATCGGAGGTTTCGGAAGAGATCTCGATGACGGCGCCGCAATTTGCGATCGCATCGAATTCGATGGTCGTGTTCAACACGTTCTTGTCGGCGGCCGTCGCCGCCAGCTGGATCGCGCAGCCGCAGCTGTGGCATTCGGGAATGTAGATATGAGCCAGATCGGTGCCCCGAATGGAAATCCCGTATCCCGAAAACTGATGCAGCTGGGGCAGACAGGTCCAGCCCAGCATCGACCCGGATACGGCAATGATGCCGATCGACGGGCCACCGCCCCCCGGCAGGGGGCGCAGGATCGCATTGCGATGCGCCTCCACGCTGGCCGCGATAGGCATGACCAAGGTGGTGGCAATCGCATAATCGCCGGAGAAATAGACGCTCCGGCCGATGCCCGCCGCCGACCAGTTCAGCGCTTTCTGCAAGGCCGCGGCGCTGTCTGTGTAAACGCCCAGCGTCGGGGCCTGCACGGCGCCGAACGCCTCGACCGGAATGGGGTTGGTCGACGCCAGAACAGACAGACGCACGCCGCCGGAGGCGCTGTAATCCAGATCCCCGCCCGAAGCGACGCGCTCGAAGACGGTGCCCGAAAGCGCGAACACCACCACCCGGCTGCCCACGGCAAGCTGGGCGGGCGTCAGCGCGGCCAGATCGGCAAAAACGGCGCGGTGCAGCGGCACGGTGGCGGCCGCCGTCTGCGCTTGCATCTGGGCAGCCAGCGCGGCTTCCGCGTGGCCCTCGGCCGCGGCGATCTCGTCGACGGTCGGGCCTGCGTCCACCCGGCCATCGCCCCAGACGAGCACATGGCCGGGGCTGGGCACTACCGGGGCCATCGCACCGCGCACGCGCACCGCGCCGCCTGCGCGCGCCTGCAGCTCCTGCAGCGCCATGGTCAGCCGATCGAGCTGGGCCTCCATGCCCACCTCGCGCTCGCCGCTCCGGGCCTCCCAGATCTGCAGGGCAGGGGTCTCGCGGTCGATCCAGAGCTTGCGACCATCATGCGCCAGCGCGGCCGCGACAGTGAGATAGACATTCCCCTCGCTGTCCGAAGTGGCGGGCGTCACGGTGTAATCCGTGCTCGCCAGCATCACCGGCGCCCCGTCGATGATCACGCTCACCGTGATGGCGCCATCGGCATAGGGATGCGGGATCGTATAGGGGCCGATCCCCATCACGGGGTGTTCAGCGGCCTGTTCGAATGCGTCGATCGTCATTGATTGCCTCCCAAGGCATTCCCAAGGTCAGGCAGACGTGAGGGTTTGTTTTGGCCGTGCTGCCACCAGAAGCCCGTGCCGTAGTCGCGTTGTTGCTGGCGCATGTAGCGGTGGAAATCTGCTTCGGCGCTGGGGTCGATGAAGCGCAGCATGTTGTCTTCGACCAGCCGCCCAAACGCCGTGCGGATGGCCCAGTTCGACGCCAGCGGATTGTTGCGCAGCACGAACTTCGCATTGTCCTTGGCGAAATGCGTCTCTTTCCCTTGGAAAGCCTTGACGACATTGGGGCCGTTGGCGCGCATCGCGTCGGCGATCAGGCCAACCGTTGGTCCCGCCAGAACCTCGGCCAAGTCGCCCCCGGTGCGGCTGGTGGCGCTGGTCAGGAAATCGCCCAGAATGCCGATTGATCCGCCCTGCAGGAAGGCCGCAATCCAGAACTCCGGCGTATCCATCGGGCGCGGGTCGCGGCCCTTGATGATTTCGCGCAACTGCAGCGAGAACGCCCCGAACAATGTCGACGCCGCCGCCAGCGATGCGGCCCAGGCAAGCCCCCTCGCGCCACCAACGTCGCGCGCGCGGCGCTGCACATTGATCATCATCATCACCGGATAGGATTTGAACTGCTTGCCGGATCGAATGAACTCGCCCCAAAACGTGCCCGGCGCCGTTCCCGCCGTCATCGCGGCTGTTGCTGCCGCGTTGCGCGTGGGCAGCGCCATTTCCACAAAGTCTTCGATGACCCCACCCAGCTTGATCGCGATTTCTTCGGCTTCGGCACGTGGCAGGCTGGTGTTTTCCAAAAACCACTTCGGGTTGATGTGCTTGCCGCCCACCGGGTCGGTGAAGATCGCGCCGCTGTCGCGCACTGCGTCCCAATCCGCCGGGGTGAATTCGCGGTTGCGCAGGAGGTTTTTCGTGTTGCGCGGCAGCTTGTCGAAGCTGCGATCCGCAAGCTTTGCCAGATCCGCGCCGAACGCGGCGAACATCGACATCCGTTCGCGGTTGTCGATATAGGTCATCGCATTGAAGCGCATGGCCGTTTCGCTCAGCCAATTGCTCCAGTTCGACGACCAGATATCGCGGTCTGCCGAGATCCGGCCTTGGTTGTAACTGTGGGTTCGCTCCAGGATGAACCCCAGCTCGCGGCCCGTTTGCGCGTCCATGCCCAGGGTGGTCAGGTGGAAGGTTTCCTTCACCAGCTCCTTGATCGGCGAAAACGGGCTCATCCCGGCGGCCATCGAACTGAAGGCCATGGCTGGAATGTCGGTCATCATCGTCAGCGGCGACGAACCCAGCATGCTTGCCACGTTATAGTTGCGCACGTCGGAGCCGATCGCGGCAAGCACTTCGGAGCCCGGGTCATTGGCGCGGCCGCTCAGAACGCTCATCGTTCCGCGTGCCAGCTTCGCGCGCCAATGCAGTTTTTGCAGGCGCTTTTCCGCCTTCGGGCCACCCGCCATTTCGATGGCCTTTTCCGCCGTTTGAACGGCAAATTCCAAGCCCCCGGCCGGGTTCGGCCCAAAGCGGCGCATCAAGGCGATATCGCGCGCCATGCCGCCAAAATGGTTGATGATCGCCTCGAAAGGGTTGGCCGCGCCGAAAAGTTCGTTGTAGGCCATCCAGCCATCTGCATCCTTGAAATGCAGCACGCGGTGCCCAGTGCGGGCATTCTTTAGCCCGGCTGCGCCGAAGCTCATGCCCGGTTCGCGCTTCAGCCAGCCATGCCGGGTGCGGTTGCCGTAAAGCTCTTGCAGGAACTTGCGCGCATCCGCCTCAAGCGGCTTTGCCCCCTTGGCAACGGCAAAGGGCTTTCCGGTGTCGAAATTCTCGATCCGGCTCCAATCAAGGTTGGTATAGAGCGCGCGAAACCATGCCTCGAAACCGGCCTTCTTGATCTTGGCCCAGTTGTGCGTATGCGGCAGGCCCCAATCGTCCAGCTTCGGAATGTCCATGCCGTAGCTGTTCGCAAGGCTGCGGGCGCGCTCGTATTGCTTCAAGATCGCCTCGGCCATCGCCTTGGCTGTCGCGTTGCCGCTGTTCTCGCCGAACAACTCTCGCACCACATCGCGCAGGCTGGATCGCTGACGAACCTCCCCAATAAGGTTGCGGGCGTGCGCGTTCATGAAGTCCGTGATGCCGCCAAGGAACTGGCGTTTCAGCCCCGCCTCTTCGCGCTCGGCCATCAACAGGTCTTCCTGAATTTGTGCCGGTCCCTTTTCGGCATCGGCATAGCGCGGGCCTTTTTCTTTCATCCATTGCAGCCGTTTCAGCTCATAGTGCTGGCGGGCTTTTGCGCGTCTGGTGAAGCTGGCAACCACCTCATCACCAGCGGCAATGCGCGCATCCGCCTCCGTCATGCGCTCGCTCAGCTTGTAGCGCTCAACCAGATCGAGGTATTCCTTCTGCGCCATGTCGGCGCGCGCCGGATCGACCTTTCCCGCCGCCTTCGCTGCCATCAAGCAAGCGTCGAAATCCATCAGAACACCCCTTTCAGCGCGCAGCTGGTCATGGCTGCAATCAGGTCGGTATCGGCTTGCAGATCGTCGAGCAGGTCACCCACGGTGATCGTCGGCACCGTGCCCCCTTCGCCTGCCGGGCCAATCGGCACAGCCGTGTCGCGGCGCATCGACCAGCTGTCCTGCGCCGCGTCCAACTCGGTGGCGTCCGATATCGGTTTTCCGATATCGGCCTGAAGTTCCGCGTTGGCGCGGGCATCCGTTCCCAGCCACGATTTCATGTCCGCATCGAGCGCTGCAACGACCCGCTCAACTGCCGGGCTTTCCGCGCCGTCGGTGAACCGCGCAGCGTCGAATGCCGAAATATCGCCCAGCGGCTCAACCGGCGCGTCACCGCTCACATCTCCCGTTCTGGCGGGGGTGAATGCCGTGCGCCCGTCGAAGCCCTCCACGGCGCGCGCCAGCGCCTGTGCGGGCGTCACCGGCGCGTCGAAGATATCGGCCATGTCGGCGCGGCCCACCACGGCGGCCTCGGCCGCATAGCGGCGCAGGATCTCGCCCACCGCCTCGGCCGGGCGGGCGCGCTTGCCTTTGAAGAAGGCGCCGATCAGCGCTTCCACCAGCGGGTCACGATCGCCGAACAGATCGGCCTGCGCCAGCCGGTCGCGGATCGCGGCCAGAACGCCTTGGCCGTCCAGGTTCTCGGTTCGCGCCTTGGCGATCAGGCGCACCGTATCCATCAGCGCATCGGTGATGTCGAATTCGGCGCGCACATAGCCCGCCTCGATCATCGATCGGAACGCCGCCCAATCAGGCGCCAGATCCTCGAGCATGCGCAGCAGGCTTTCGATGGCAGGGCTTTCCGTCTCGGCCGCCATGCGCAGCAGATCATCGGCGCCAAAAGCGCGGGCAAACAGCGCCGAACGGATCCGGCGCAGCCCGTCGATGTTCAGCCGCCCTTCGGCTGTCAGCAGCGCGGCGCGTTCCGATTGCGGCATCAGCGCCAGCATGGTGCGCACGAAACCGGCGTTCTCCGGGGCATTCAGGCCGCGACCCGGCTGATAGGCATCGAAGCTGCGGGCGGTCAGGTAATCGCCCTCAAGCCGCGCCTGTTCGCTGGGCGCCATGCGGGCGATCGAGCTGGTATTCGCTTCGCGCACGAAGGCGCGGCGTTCTTCGGGGGTGAACGTGTTGGTGCGCTCGGCCACCAGAACCGGGCGCGTTACCCCCTCGGGGATCTCGGCATGCTCGCGCACCGCCTTGAGATAGGCGGCATAGCCTTCCGGGTTTTCGGTCGCGGCCCGGTTCAGCGCCGCTACCCGGCCGTTGCCGCTTTCCACCACCATGTCGGGGCCAATGATCGGCGTGCCCCGGTCTGCCTCGGTCGCGGGCATCAGCCGGGCAGGGTCAAGCCGCGCCGCCATTTCGGCAATCTGTTCGTCGCTGGCCGCGCGAGAGCGGTCACGCGGCTGCAGATCTCCGGCCGCGGCCTTCAGTTCCGAGGCGTCGACGACACGGTAACGCACCGGGACGCGGGTGCCGCCCGGCGTCACCACCTCGTCGACACGGGTCGAGAAATCGCGTCGGCCACCAGTGTCACTGCCGCGCGACGGGCCAGCATAGGCGCCGCTCGTGCCGGGGCGGAACTCGGCGTTCGGGCCGCGATAGCCGACCCAGGCACCTGTGCCCTGATCGCGGTAGATCCACTGGCCCAGCCGCTCTTGCAGCGCGGCCGTCATCTTTTCGCTGCCTTTCAGCCCCAGCGCAGCCTTGGCATCGCGCAGGGTCGATCCGACAATCTGATAGGCACCCATCGGCGTGGCGACGCGGCCGATCTTCCCCTTCACCCACTGGCCATAGGCGCCATCCGGGGCCGAAAAGGCGATGGCTTCATCCACCGTCATCTCGGTCAGCTTCACACCGGAAAACGGCCCGCCTGCCCGGTTCGAGAAACTGAACAGCGCGTCATAATCGCCACCGCTCTCTCCCGCAAAAATCCCGCCTCGGATCGCCTGCCAGTTTGCGGGCGCATCCGGTGTCACGGGGGGCAGGCCATCGGCGGCGGCATGAACGGGCGGCTCCTGCCCCTTGCGCATTGCGGCCTCTGCGGCATCTGCGGCCAGCTCGCCCTGCAGGCCAGCGCCCTCGGCGGCCATTGCCGCATTTTCCGCCTGCTTGCGCCCCATGACGTAAGACAGCGCCCGGCCCGCGCCGCCCAGCACACCGGCAAAGGCAGCACCAGCCGCCCCGGCCAGCCCGATCTGGCCTGCGGTTTCCCCGGCGCTTACCTCGCGCCCCATTTCTTCGGCAACGCCACGGCGCTTGAAGGCCATCGGCACTTCGGCGGCCATGTTGATCCCGGCTTCGGAGGCCATGAACTTCGCCATGCCCTTCCAGCCGGTGCCGGTTCCGCCGCCCGCAAAGAGCAGGGGCAGCGACCATTCATCGGTCAGCGCGACCGCGGCAGACCCGGCAAAGCGCGCGACGCCGTGGCTCGAATAGCGCAGCACTGCATCTGCATCATCCAGCTCGATCTGGCGGCGCCGGTTCTTCTCGCGCTCCAGTTCTTCGCGGCTGGCGGGAAGCGGATAAAACGCCCCAGGGTCTGTTTGGCGGCGCTCCCTTACGATGTCGAAGATTTCGTCATCCGACATCTGAAAGGCGAATTGCTGCATCAGACGCGGATCCGGGTTGGCAGGGCCAGCGTCGCCGCTGAGCAGCCCGTAATCCTGCATCCCTTTCACATAGCCGGGCTCTTTCGCAAAGTTCTCGCCCTTGATCGCCTTGTAGGCGTCTTCCATGATTTCGGCTTCGATATACCGATCATGGTTCCAATAGTTGCTGTCGGCTACATCGCGGGCCGCGCCCGCGGAAGCGGTTTCCCACCAGCCCGGAAACGTGCCCTCGAATTTCGGCAACGTCTCCGGGTCGCGCGGTTTCAGCGGCCAGTTCATTGCCCGCCCCCAAAGCTTGCCAGCTTGGCGGCGTCGATCCGGTAGGGCGCGCCTTTGGCGTCGGTCAGAACGGCCATCCGGCCCGTGGTCGGGTCAAGCGTTTGCAGCGCGAACTGGCCGTTATAAAGCGGCGTCAGGCTCAGCTGCCAGCCGCCCCAGCTTTTCAGATCACCGTCCGAAACCGGAACCCCGCCCACCAGCGGCACGCTGTCACTGGCCGAAATCGCCTTCCACGCATCCGGCCCGGCTTTCGCCACGGTTTCAATGTTGCGCTCCAGCGCGCGGCCGGAAACGCCGCGCGGCATCAGGGTGATTTGCCCCATCACCTTTTGCACGCCGCCCGTCGCCAGATCGTCGTCAAATCCGCCAGATCCGGCCAGAACCTTGTGCAGGCAATCCCTCCATCGATCTTCGTCGATCAGGATCGGGTCGGATCCGCTCTTGCGCACATAGCTGTCATCGAAGGTTTCGGCGGCATAAAGCGCATCCGTGGCGGCGATGATCGCATCACGCACCGGTTTTTCGTCCGGCTCTCCCTGCACGGTGCCATCGGAAAACAATCCGTAGAACTCCTTGAAGAACAGGCTGCGGCGCGCTTTTTCCTGCGGCAGCTGGATGTCCTTCGTTTCCATCAGGCGGCGCCCGTTGAACACGCGCCGCGCCACGCCCTCATTGCCGCCATTCGCCAGCATACCGCCCACCATGCGGAACACCGGATCGGCGCCGATCTGGGCTGCGGCCACATCGGCATCTTCGCCGAACCCGGCGGCGAGCGCGCTCGACAGTTTCACCAGCTGCTCGGGGCTGTTGCTTGGCGCCACTGCCGCCTTCAGGCTTTCGGCCTCGGCGGGGGTGAAATACTGCGCCTTCGGCAGATAGCCGTTGCTCACCAGCGTATCGACGCCACGGGCGCGCGCCCCGAAGGCGGTGGCGAAATCGTCGGCCCCGCCCGCCACCGGGTCGGGCAACGGATTGGCATCCATCCAATCCATCTTTGCGGCATAGCTGATCGGGTCTTTCGCCAGCCCCTCTTCGGCGGCGCTCACGGCCGATTGCATGGCCTCTGCCAGATTGGCCTCATAGCCTTTCGAAATCGCGGATTTCTGCTCTTCGGCCAGAATGCGCTTTTGCGCCGCCAAAGGCAGGCTGGTGAATTCCGGCATCGCCTTTGCCAGCGCCTGCGCATGGGCATATTCCCGCGCCTCGGGCAGGGCGGCAATCGTCGGATCGGCCAGCATCGCCCCCACGGTTTCGGCATCGGCAAAGGGGCGCCCGGCGCGATAGCTGTCGATCCCGTCTTTCAGCCGCGTCGCGGCATTGGCGAGCCGTTCCTTTTCCGCCACCTTGCCGCGCGCCTCGGCCTTGGCGGCATTCGCGCGCAGCTGGGCCACAGTGCGGTCGCGCAGATCCACGCGCGCAGCGGGCGACATATTCGGGTAGGCAGGATTTTTCGGATCGTCGAGCCGCGCCAACAATGCTTGCGGGTCGCTGTCCAGAAGCTTGCTGGCGTCCAGATTTTCCAGCGCGGCTGCTGTGTCCATTTTCAGCTTTTGGGCGTCTTCCGGCTTTATCGTGCCGTTGGCGACCATGGCGTCGAGGTGGTCTTCCCATTGCCCGAGCATGACCGCGCGACCGGTTTCGCCTGCGTTGCCCGCGGTGGTGATCACCGTTTGCTGCATCTGCGCCGTGGTCGCCATGCGCTCGGACTGGCGCAGATCGATCGCCCGCTTGCCCAGTTCGAACCCGTGCGCCGCCTGCAGCTCGTCGAACATTTCCGCGCCGGGGCCTTGCGAGCGCGCACTCAGCCCGCCCAGGATCTGCTGGCGCAGCTCCTGCGCGCGGGGGCCAAAGTTGGCGTCGATGTCATCCGGGCTGCCGCTTTGTTCGAATTCAAGCCGCAGGTCGTTCAGCCCCTGCATCGCTTTCACTTTTGCCGCGGCCACTTCGCGCTGGCTGCGCTCTTCCTCGATCGCCGTGCCCACCTGCAACAGCTTCTCGCCAAGGCCCGCCACGGCGCCCCCGGCGTCCGACGCAACCACCGGCACAGCCGCCATGTTCGGCGCGCGCCCTGCGATCACCCCGGCTTGCGGAACGGTCAGGCTCATGCCGTGGTTCCTTTCAGGCCTGGCCAGATATCTTGCGCACCCGAGACCAGCGATCCGGCGGCAGAGAACACGCCTTTCAGCATCGAGTTTGCCCCATCCGCCAGCACGGCGCGGCGCTGCGCGGTGAGTTCCGTTTGCCGCGCGGCGCCGCCTGCGCGCACCGCCTGGCTTTCAAAGCTCATTTCCTGCGCGCCGATCTGGCCCAAAAGCAGGGCGGTCGGGCTGTCAGCCTGCACGCCCCGGGCAGAAAGCTCGGCGCGTTGCTGCGCGAGCTGCGATCGGAACTGCGCGCGGCGCCGGTTGTCCTCGGTCGCATTGAGCTGCTTTTCCGTGGCCATCTGTTCGGAAATCGCCGCCGCCTGCACCTTGGCTGCCTTGTTCGCGGCGATGCCCTGGACAAGCGATCCGCCTACGGATGCCACGAGGCCAAGCGTTTGCAGTGTCGATCCGATCCCGGCTGTTGCCGCCGCGGCCGTGCCCGCTGCGGCAGTCGCTCCAGCAGCCGTGGCACCGGCCCCTGTCAGCCCGGCAAAGAGTGGCGCAAGCGGTCCCCAGCACATTACACGGTCACCTCTACTTTTGGCGCGATGCCCAGAACGGTCAGCGGCGCGGCGCCATGCGGTTCGATCCGCAGGCTGATCGCCACCGCGTTGCCGCAGGCCAGATCCACGGGCGCAATGCCACTCCACTGGGTCGTCAGATCCGAGCTCACCGGCACGCGCAGCAGCGCGGTGCGCGCCCGTGCACGCTCGGCCTCTGCCGGGTCGCGCTCGATCGCGCGGATATAACCCTGCGCCGTGCGATGCAGGGCAACAGCGGCACTGGTTACGCGCCGCTTCTTGCCCGTCGTGTCGCCAATGGGCGAGGGCGCTTGCACATCGAGCGTCTCGGCGAAGTGGGTCGCATCGAAAAGGCCGATGAACCCGGCGGTGGCCGCTGACGGCAGGGTGATCTCGCCGCCCTCCGGCACCTCAAGGGGGCCGAACTCTCCGGCATCCGTCCAAGCATAGACGGCAGAGCCCACGAGATGGGGAAGCGAAAAGGTAGCCCGCGGCGCGGCCTCGCTGATGCGCAGCGCGGCGAACAAATGGTTGGCGTCAAAGGGGCCCGCCGATCCGGACAGAAACGCATGCACGTCGGAAAGCTCCTCGATCATGCACACCGTCGCGCCGTCGATCTCGCGCTCGATCGCCAGCGTGACGGTATCGAAGCCGGCAATCGCGGCCGGCGTGACGGCAATCGACACCACGTCGCCACCGGCGCAAGGCAACACGGCCCAACCGATGACTTCCTCGGCAGGCTCATAGAGCATCGCCACCAGGTCACCGTCATCGCGGCGCAGCCAGCACATGCGCTGGGGCGACGACTGCCAGGCGATTTCCGAAAATCCCTCGGCGCCCAGGTGCTGCGCCGCCCGGCTCAATTCGGTGGCGCGGTTGGCGTCCTGCTGGAAATCATAGCCCACCGTCATCACGCGCCGACCGTCGCGCGTGATGAAAATCGGGTCACCGTCCGGCACGATTGGCGGCACCGCGCGGGAGCCATAGCCACTGTCGACACGAAACACCGCGGTGGTGGCCGAAAGATACTGTGCCGACGCATCCGACCGGCTCGAAAACTCCTGCCCGAGCGCGAAGATATGCAGCGCCCGCTTGCCGGACTTCAGGCCCACAATCCGGTTCAGGCTGGCCTGGCCGGAAATCGCATAGGCGAACGCGTCATCCGCCTCGGTTCCGGGCGACATGTCCGCGTAATCGCCCACCACCGAAAACCAGACAGTGCGCGGCTCCGAGGGCGTTCCCGCCCCCACGAACCGCTGTTCATGGATTTCAACACAGGCCGGCCAACCGCGCAGATCCGACCAAGCACCCTCCGACCAGCGATAGGTGGTATCGGTCACGACATTCGGCGGCAGCGGCTCGATCACCGTGCCATGGGCCACCCGTGCATCGGTCACCGAGGTGATGCGCACGATGCCGGCATCCTTGCCAAGATATTCCCACCAGTTGAGCGGGTCGATCGACACCTGTTGCGTACCGTCCTCATGAACCGGCGCGTTCACGCCGGTCTTGACCGATCCGCCGGAGCGCTTGAAGCCAATGGTGCCCGTGCTGTAATCCGCCGTCTCACCCGTCGTGATCGGGCGCACATAGCGATAAAGCTTGGCGTCGTTCCGCACGATCTGGCCGATCGACATCGTGGTCTGGCCCGTCCACAGCGGAATGCCGGAATAGTGCTGGGCCCGGATATGGAAGGCGACGCCGACATGTTCCGGGCGAAAGAGATCTGCAGAGGCGGTCAGCGTGACAGCTCCGGTGGCACCGGATGCGATCAGCGTCACCGCCTCGTCGAGGTTTTGCGACTGAAAAGGCCCGGTGAAGGTGGCAGGCCCGATCGTCCAATTATTCAGTGCATAGCGCGCCAGCCGCTGCACCGCGCGGCGCCCATCCGTGATGTAGATCACATCGGCGCTTTGCACCCACGACAGAACCGGCAGGCTCGCGGCATCGAAGGGCGTGACCAGCTCATAAGGGCCGGTTCCATCGGCCTTCTGCACCAGCACACCGTAGCGCCACACGCGCATGATGCCGGGTGTGAATTCCAGCACCAGCGCGTCGTTCGCGGCAAACTGAAACGAAATCAGGCGCGGGCGCAGATTGGCGCGCGAATATCCCCGAAACACGGTGCCCGGTGCGCGGGTAAAGCCACCCTCGACCATCGGCAGGAAGCCGCGGCAGGCGCGCAGACCGGTCTGAAAGCGCTGATAGTCGGGGCGGAAATGCAGCGTGGGGGAAACTTCCCCCGAAGAATAGGCCCGCTGCACGAGGTTGGCATGGGTCATCTGGTGACCTCGTCAGCCCACCAGCCGTGCGGTTCGTCATCATCATAGGCTTGCGGCGACGCACTTTCCCGATCGGCGCGCCGCGCGGCCGTCACCTGCCGATCGAGCTCGGCGGCAATCCGCTCCACATCGGTAGCCGCCTCGGCATGCGATGCCGCCATATAGCTCGCCAGCTGCGCCGCGACTGCCATGCGAAAAGCTGCGGGAAGCTTCGCCTCCTGGTCGATGATTGCCGTGTAGCGGATCATCAGCGGCCCGGGGGCATCGGCGCGCAGCAGCTGCGATTTGTCGATGCGCCAGCGCGCGTCACCGAACACCTTGCGCATGGCCACGAAATCACCGGGCAGCGTGTAGGCATAGGGCAGATCCGGGTCCGCAATCACCATATCGCCCAGCACCGCCTCTGGCAGTGCAACAACAGACGACGCAAAGGACCAGTCAGCCAGTTCGAGGCAGGCCCGAAGTGCGACGGGGTAAAGCTGGGCCGCATCGCGCGCCTTGTCGCTGTCATCCGAAAACGACGACGGCGGCGCCAGCTTCAGATAGCGGAACGCCTGGCTGACAATGACGGATGTGGCAGAGGCTTGCGCCATGATGCTCCCCGATGCGCAAGGCCCGGGCGCATCCGCCCGGGCCGGTCTCGAAGCGGATCAACGATCGCGGTAATGGATCTCGAATTTCATCGACCCGGCGCCGGTCGCCGCCGCAATCGCATGCGCGTAAAGCGAGATCATGCCCGAAGGCGGCGGGGCTGCCAGGCCCAGCACCTGCCAAAGCGGCTTGCCGTGGTTCGCATCGCCAAAGGCGATCGGCTGCACCGTGGCGCCGGCAGATTTCAGCACCTGCGTCAGCGCATCGACGTCGGTTTGGGTGCCGATCGACACGGTGGCGAAGCCCCAGCCCGAGACCAGAAACGCGGTGCCCGAGCCAAGGATTGCATGCGCCGGGATATCGGCCAGGTGATAGGTCGACCCGGCGCTGTCGCTGGCGCTGTTGGCGATTGCGCCGGTGGCAACGATCGGGCGGCCGCGCACCAGTTCCGGGTCGGCCGGCCGCGTGCCGGCGGCGATATCCGGCACAAGGTTGGATTTGACTTTGACGACGGCCATCTGGCCCTCCTGCTACCGAATTGGGGTGGGGAATGGCGGCAGATCAGCCCGCCGCCACAGCGATCAGGCCGATCAGCTTTCCTTGCACTCGAGCACGATCACGCCTTTGTCCTGGGCGCGCACGACATCGGCATAGGTGTCGACGTGGCAGTAGGGCAGGTTCTTGGCGTGGGTGTCGTTCCACATGTTGCCGATGATGCCCTGCCATTCGGCATAGATGATGTTCGACTTCGCCCAGATCGGGCAGTAGCGAATATCCGAAGTGGTGGGCTTCAACGGCAGACGGTTGGTGAAGATCCACGTCACGCCCATCAGCGTGGTGGGCTTGCCGTCCTGGATCTGCTTCAGCTCGAAGGCATTGAGCGCCGTGCCCGACAGCGCGGCGATGCGCAGCAGGTCGGATTTCTGCTTCGGCGTGATCGCGCAGAACAGTTGATCCATGTTGTCTTCAAGGCCGAAGTCAGCCAGGTTCAGCATCTCGGTTGCGGCGATCAGCTTGTCGACGGTCATGCCGGTGCCGCCGTTCGCCAGAAACTGGCTGGCGGGCAGGGCGGTGCCCACGCCCGGCGTCTTGCCTTCGCGCGCGATGCCCAGAATGCCGCCTTCGGTCACCTCATAGGTGCCGTCGATGGTCTTCGAAACGCCAAACGCGATGTCGGCGCAGCCCCGGTTCACCGCCAGCGTATGCGCGCGGACAAAGGTCGAGGTCGGGTCGGTCGCGGTCCGGAACTTGTCTTCCTTGGTGATGTACTGGCCGCTCTCGATCGAGGGGCCAAGCACCGCCCAGCGACGGCTCGCCGTAACCGGGTTTTCCGGGTTCACGCGCGATTTTTCTTCGCCGCGCTTGTATTCGATGCTGCCGATCAGATCCGAAACCGATTGCGCTTCGCCGCTGGCCGGCGCGCGCGTCACGGCATTCATCACCGGGTTCATGGTCTGCTGTGCGACCATGGCAACCGACGACGCATATTGCAGCTTGTGAAGCTGCGTCACTTCAAGGGACATGCTCCCCTCCATGAAAACTGACGATGTTTTGCGAGTTTTCGGAAGGGGTGCCCGGATCTCCGGACCCTGCCTTGATGATCCGCTCATCTGGGCGGCAGCGCTTGAGCTGCATCAGCAGGACCGCACTATGCGCACGGGTGCCCCACAACATATAGGGCTACCACGATTTTGCCGCACTGCAAGAGTTTTTCGCCCCGGAAAGCCGGGGCGAAGCAATCAAGTGCGAATTTCAGCCTGTCCGTCCAAGGCTCGCATCCTGCATCCGGCGCACCTGCACCTCGGCCATCTGCCGAAAACAGCTGACCGATTGCACCAGCGCCCAGACCATGTCTTCCTCGGTATGGTCGCGCAGCCGGGAAAAGACTGGCTCAAGCGCCCGGAAAAGCGCCGTTTCAATCCCGGCAATGTGGCGCAGCGCATCCTGTGCCTCTTCGGCGCCGTCAAACACAACCTGCATCGGGTCTTGCAAAACCGCGTCAGGCATGATCGCCCTCCATGGCTTGCGCGTCAAAAAGCAGCGCCAGCGGCACGATCAGCCCGCGCGTTGCCGTTCCGGCCAGCGTGCGCACGGTTTCATCGCGCACCACCCCCGTCAGCGACAACAGCGCCGCCCGGTGCTGCCCGCCTGCAAAGCGGCTGGTCGCAAACACCGCGGCCGCATTCCCCACGAAAAGGCCATTCGGCATCAGCCGCAGCCCGGCATGGGCCAAGGCCACATCGTCTTCGCCGCGCCGCAGCCACGCGGCCAGCGCCTCGCCCTCGATCTCGGCCGACAGCAGAACGTCAAGGCAGGCCCAGCCCTCGGCCGGGTCCGCCGCCGCCAGCACCCGCCCCGCCACATTCGGCAGCGGCGACAGCGCCCACATCCGCCGCCCGGCGCTCACCCCGTGCAGGATCCGGGTTTCGCGGATCAGCGCCAGCCAGTCGCGGGTGTTCAGATCCTCGCCAAAGCGCGCGGGGGCCGGGGTGGGCTCGGCCATCTCGGGCAGTTCATAGCGCCCGGTGCGGCGGATCGCCGGAAGCACCTCGGCGGTGATCCATTTGCGGAAGCGGCGGGCGGCTTCCTTGCGGCTGGTCAGCACGAGGGCATAGAGGCCGCTTTCGGCGATGATCGTGGTCTTCTGAGCGCCACCAAGGGTATCAGCAGTAATGATACCCTTTTCATCGTCATCAAGCCGAGAGACTGCTTGCGCGGTGTTGCCAAGGTCCAACACCCGGCACACGTCAGCCGCCACGAACCACGGCTCACCGTCGCGCATCAGCACGCGCACGGCTTGTTCTTCAAAGTCGAAAGGAATGATGTCGCTCATGCGAGCCTCCTGCGGTTCAGATGAACCCGGGGCCGCTACCAAACGGGTGCCCGGGCAACAGCAGGTTGGTAGACCGTCGAACCACAGGGGAAAACGGCGCCGCTTGCGCGGCCCCACTGCGCCCGGACATAGAAAAACCGCGCTTGGCGCGGTTGTCGTGCGCCTGTGTTTCGATCGGGCTACCACCCCCGGCGCAATCTTTTCTATCGCGCATAGGTAGTGTGCCGCTAAGCTGAACAAAAGTCAACATGGGCGATTCCCACATGAGAAAATTTGCAGCTACCTTGGCGATTGCGGTCATTTGCTCCGGTGGGGCCAACGCGCAATCTGCCGACTGTGCTTTAACCTCTCCGAAGGCTAAATGGGTTGATCACGCTTGCTACATCTACGTCCGGCCAGGAATGGTTTTTGGCAGTAATAAAATTCTTTCGCGTGGCGGGTTCTATCTTCGCGAGGAAGCGGGCGGAGTTTGGCGGCAAGTGCCCATGTTCTACACCGAGGGCGTAGAAGAGGAAAATTCCGGTGCGCTAGCGATACAAAAGCAGTTTTTCGCCCCGGCGAACCGGGGCGATTGAGCGCCGCAACTTTGGTTTCCCTACTTCGTGAACGCGGCCAACTGCTTCGTCAGCGCGTCGAACTTCGGCCGCAGCCGCGTGATCGCGGCCAGATCGCGTGCCGCCGAAGCCTTCGCCCATTCCCCATCAGCCTTGGTGAACTCGGCCAGCGCCGCCTCGGCATCCGCTCGCGTCGGGCCGAAGCCAGCGCCATTGCCGTTGCCCAGCCCAACACCGGTGTCCTCGCCCAGAAGCTCGCCGATCGCGGCCATGAACTTGATCGCCATGGCGTCGCCACCGGCGTCTTTCGTGATCCGGTTCGTCAGAGAGGCAAGCGCCTCGGCATCAAACCCCGCCTTTTCGGCAATCGCCTGCGCGCCCTGCTTGGCCCGCGCCAGCACCGCGGGCACCTTGTCGCCGTAGTCGCGCTCGAGCTCGGCCATCATCTTGGTGTTCGCCTCGGCAAACTTGGCGTCGGCATCGGCGGCAAGCGCCTGCATCTTCCCGGCATAGATCCCAACCGCAGCCTTGGCCATGGCGGGCGGCATGCCGGATTTGTGCGCGAACTCGCGAAACTGATCTTCAAACCCTTTGTCCCAAGGCATGTCCTTCGGCCAGCTGTCGGGCGGCGCCAGATCATATCCCTCGGGCGCATCGGGCAGCCCCAGCGCCTTGGCATTCGCGCGGGCCCATTCGCCATAGTCCTGCCCATCGGCCGGGCGCTCGATGATCTTCTCGACACCCTTGCCGATGAATTGCTCGGCGCTGCGGTGCCCGCGCAGAAGCTTCGCGGCCGCCTCCGCCGGATCGTCGAGCGTCAGGCCCTTCGCGCCCAGCCAGGCGCGCTCGTCCGCGGTCAGCAGATCCGCACCTTCGAACCACTTCGGCTGCGGCGCGCCGTCAGACGGCGGCGCGGCGGGCGGCGCGGCGGGTGGCGCAGCATTGCCCGGCGGGGGCGTCGGATCGCCGCCACCGGGCGGGGTGCCGTCTTCGGGGGCCCAAAGGGGCAGGGGCAGGGAAATGGCCATCAGCCAGGGCATGCGGTTACGCATCGTCGGTCTCCATCAGCAGGGTGTTCAGATCGGTGTAGGTGACGTTCATCAGCGCCAGCAGCTGCAGCGCCAGATCCCGGCGGCCCTTTTCGTAAAGGATCATCTCCGGGTCGATCGGATCGGGGGTTTCCCCCCGCGCCATGGGCACAATTTCGGCCACGCGGCCAAGGATCAGCAGATCCTCGCGCAATTTCGGGTTCAGCTCGGCCGCCTTGCGCCAGCGCCGCGCCATGTCGGCCGCCTCGCGACGACCGGCAAAGAAGGTGCGCAGGGTCAGCAGCCGATCGAAGATCTTCATGCGCCTGCGCCCCCCATCATGTCAGGCGAAAGCGCGGCGCCTGCCTGCGCGGCGTCCTTCATGGCACCGGCGCCCGCCTGCGCCATTTGCAACGCCATGGCGGCCTGCTCTTGCTGGGCCCGCTGCGCCGCCAGCTGGTCAGCCACCTCGCGCGAGCGCAGCACCTTCGCGGGCGTGCCATAGGCCTCGGCCAGCACCTCGGCCACGCCGTCCGCGTCGATCCGGTCGCGCACACGCGGATCGATCTGCGCAAGCGGCATCAGCGTTTCCAAAAGCCGCACCGTCGATGCGCCCTGGCCACTCTTCGCCGCCGCGGCCGCCGCCGATTGATAGGTCACCTGCAGGCTTGCCCCACCGGCCTCGGGCGGAGGCGGCGGCAACTGCCCCGCGCGCCACAGCATCGAAAACCGCCGCTGCACCTTGCGGGCCAGAAACTCCTCCTGCACCCGTCCCTGATGCGGCGCCCAGAGCCGCGCCTTTTCCTCGTTGATCGTCATCACCTCGGTGGCGGTCATGCCGGTGCGGCCCGCAAGGTTCATCAGCGTGAAGTTGAACGCATCGCGGATCTCTTCGATCATCTGCTGCTTTTCCTGCAGGGTCAGGGTAATGCCCTGTGCCGGGTTCAGCACATCCACCATCCGCTGCCCGCGCGGCCCGATGCCGTTGTAGATCACCCCGCCCGGGCGCACCTTGCCATCGAGCGGCCAATCACCCTTGTCGGGCGCCAGAAGCACGCCTTCGGCCCCCAGCTGCGCCGCGGTCAGCGTGGCATGGTGCATCCGCTGATACGATCGGGTGCTGGCCAGCGCCACGAAGCCCGGCCCGGTGCCGTAGATCGCGCCGGTTTCCACATCCCACCGCGGCGCGAAAAACGGCATTTCCTCATAGCCGCTTTCGCGCAGCAGGCTGTGCTCCACCTCGCACACATAGCGCGACAGCCAGCGCTTGCCGCGCGGGCCCAGCGATCCCCTGCGCCAGTCGACGTTCTTCAGCACATGGTGATAGAAGGTCAGCTTATCAGTGGCGCCCTTTTCGGCCATCTCCGCCACTTTCGGCGGCACCGCGCCCTGAAACATCGCCACCGCGGCACGCGGGCGCAGCTGGAACCGGCGCACCACTTCCCAAACCTGCCCCCAGCCATCGATGTCATAGGCCACCTCGGCCAAAGACAGCGTCACGTCGAGGATCTTGCGGTTCTCGGGCGACACCTCATCATACTGCGCGGCATTGCCGAAGGCCGACAGATCCGAAAACACCTGCGTCGTGGCCGGGTAGAAGCTCGACACGCTCGGCCCGAAGCTGTTCAGCACCCGCGTCGTGGTGGCATCGAGCCACAGTTTCATCGGGTGCCAGGCGTTCAGATCGTCATCGTCGGTCGCAAAGCCGAACCAGCGGTTCGCAGGGTTCGTCAGCGTGCCGTAAAGCCCGCTGGCAAAGTTCAGCTGCGCCATGATCGGCGCCGACGACAGCGGCTTTTCCAGCTGCCGCCCCATCGGATCATCCGACGAAAACCCGCCCCGCTGCGGGCGGATCAACCGGGCAATGTCCTCCCAGTCGCCCTCATGCTTGGCCCGCTCGGTTTTCAGCTCGCTCCAGCGCCGGATCGCCTCCTCGGCCTCCGGCGCTTTTTCGCGAATGCGGCCCGGCATCATCATGCCACACCGCCCATCTGGTTGGTGACCGGAATGCCGGTCTGCCCGGTCAGCACATTGGCCGCCGCCCCGGCACGACGGCGGCGCAACCGCGCCTCGAGGTCGGCCTGTTGCACCGCCTCCCGGTTGTCCGTCGCGGCAACATGGGTTGCCGCCGGGGTTTTCACGCTTCCGCCAAAGCACATGGCTTGTCCTTCCTCTGGTTCGGGTGAGAGGCAGCTTCAGGCAGACAGGCCGTCCAGGCGTACTGGACGAAGATTTCGCGGCCATCCGGGCCGAAGCCCGGCATCGCCGCCTCGGGGGCAAAGCCGATCCCGGCCAGCAGCGCGGCGGCTGTCGGGTGGCTGGCCCAGGCGCGCGCCTCGATGCGGCGCACGCCCGTTTCGCTGGCCCAGCTTCCAATCCCGGCGCGCATGCGCGCGGCGGCCTCGGCCAGCGGGCGACGATAGCGGCGGTGATCGCGCGCCAGCAAGGCTGCCGCCGCCACCCCCGCTTGGCCGGTATGGGAAAGGCCCAGCACGGCAAAAGGCTCGCCCGCCCCCGTGAACAGCACCCAGCTGGCCAGCCGCGCCGCGTTCATCGCGCGCCAGTCGGCGAACAGCTCCAGCGTGCTGGTCGCCCGGCCGCGCGTCACCTCGGCCTCGATCAGATCCATCGGATCGAGACGGCTCAGCACGGCATGGGCGGCAAGATCTTCATAGGGGCGGGCGGTGATCATTCGACGGCCTCGTAAGTGGCCGCGAAGATGTCGGGCTTGCAGGGATAGAACTCGCCCTTCACGCCCTTGATGATCCAGTCACCAATATCGGCGAGCATCGTTCCCTCAAGCGTGAAGATCTTGAGGCCTTCGCGCGCCACGAGATCCACATACTGCTCCCACATCATTCCGGCGTGGTGTGTGCGCGTGTCTGGGGGACCATCCGTGAAGGAAATTACCTCAGCCAGATTTTCCCCCGTCCACTGCACCGCCTCGATCACGACGGGCTTTTTGCGATACAGCCGCCCCATCACGACATCCCCAGCGCCGACTTGTAGAGATCGAGGATCGCGTCTTCCTCGGCCAGATCGTTCTTGTCGCGTTTGCGCATGGCGATGATTTTCTTCATCACCTTGGTGTCGTAGCCGCGCGCCTTGGCCTCGCTCATCACCTCGGTCTGTTGCTCGGTGATGTCCTTCTTCTCGGCCTCGAGGTGCTCATACTGCTCGATGAACTGGCGCAGCTCGTCGGCAGCGACGGTGTAAGCGTCCGACATGCTCACGCCTCCGCCTGCAGAAGATACCGGCGCGCAGCGCTGGCCCAGGTGATCACCGCCGCGCGGCCATCGCCCGCGCAGATGGCGGTGACGCCCGCCATGGTGCAGATCGTGTGCGGGCCGTCTTCGTTCAGCGTCATGCCCTCGTTGTCACGGAGCGCACGGGAAAACTCGTCGAACGGCGTGAAGCGGCTGGCCTCGATCACCCCGATCAGCTGGCGCAGTTTCTCCAGCCCCAAGGGGGTCAGCGCCCCATCCTCGGCCCCAGCCACGGGATCGGGGAACGGCGCCTCGGGCTCGATCGAGGGCTCGACAGCGGTGGTGGGTTTCGATGCCATGGTTCAGCCCTCCGCCTGCGCGACGGGCAACACTTCCACCCAGTCTTCGGCGAGCATGTCGGTTTGGCTTGCCAGCCACGGCACCACCTTGCCTTCGGCGTCCTTCATGTCGATGTGCGGGCGATAGGTGACCATGGCGCCTTCGCCCATGATCGACAGCAGCGGTTCGCGGTTCACCACGAAGTTGCTGCCTGCGACCAGGAACAGGAACATGCCCTTACCGTTCCAGCCCGCCCGGGCCACGCGCTTGCCTTCTTTCAGCGCCTCGATTGCCTTGCCAAAGTTCATTTCACTCTCCTCTTGGGTTGAGAACATCAAATCCGGTCTTCAGGCCGCCCTCATCCCCGGACAGGCGCGGCCCGCCGTTGTGGCCGATCAGGCCCTTCTGCTCCGGGGTATTCCGTTCAGTGGTGCCATCGGCGCGCACGTGGCTCAGCAGCAGGTACTGCAGCGCATCCATCACGTTCGCCTCGGTCAGGGCCTTGTTCGGCACCTTGTGCTTGTCGCCCTTGGGGGTGATTTCCTCGGTCCAGACGTAGCGGGCCTCGAAACCGGCGATCAGAAACTTGCAGCTCGGGTCGATCAGCAGGCCCACCCGGCCCGCGCTGGTGGGGGCCTCCAGCGCCGCGCGCACCGCTTCAAGCCGCGGCTGAATGCGGTTCGTGCCGATCTTCTGCGGCCTGATGCGGAACTCTGCCGCGCGGCTCACCAGCCGGTTCCAGGTGTCGTTTTCGTCGGCGGCTTGGCTCGAGGCATGTTCGCCCGCCATGTCGGCCCATCCACCCGCCACCTGCAACCCGCGAAACCGGTCATCGAGCATGTCGCGCAGCCGCTCGCCGAACACCTTCGCCATGAGGCGCTCATTCGGGAAGTGCAGCTCGGCCAGGATCTGCCAGAACACTTTCTGCCACTTGCCGGTGCCCTCGGTGAGGATCTGCCCCACGACGGCCGCACCCTTCAGGCCCTGGTCGAGCCCGATCATCAGCGGCACGCCCGGCCATGGCTTCAGCGGCTTGTCAGAAACATGCAGGCGGCGCGAAAATTCGCGCTGAAACACCGGCTCACCGGCGCGCGTATGCACCACGAGGTTGCGCACAAGCCGGTCGATCCGGTCGCTTTGGCCCATCAGGGTCAGCGTGGCGATCTGCGTTTCGTAATACCCCAGCGCCAGATTGTGCATGTTCTCGCAGTCGGGCTCGCCAAAGCCGGGCTGGCGGAAGAAATCGATCGTGATTGGCGGCGTGCCTGCGGGCAGGCTCAAGTTCATCTGCGCAAGCAGATCGGTGCGCTTCTCCTCTTCGTGAAACAGCCCCACCGCCCAGTTGTCCGGCTCCGGCGCGTTGAAATCGCCGCAGAGCTGCCCATAGGCGCACATCTCGGGCGGGTAGCCCCGGTAATGCTCCTGGCCCGGGTAGCGACGAATACGGGTGATCCCGTTGGAAATCACCTCAACCGGGTTCGTATCCATCTCGTGCAGCCAGAAATCCGTAGTCTGCAACCCGCGGATACTGGCTTCCACATCGTCGCCATAGGCCATGAACTCGACAGTGAAGAGAATGTCATTGTGCCATTCGCCCACATGGCCCTCCGGCGGCTCAACGGCGTGGCCATCGTCGAACAGCATCACGAAGGTGACCGGCCCACCCTTGCCGCCCGCCCAGTCGCCCAGCTGCTTCGGGAACACCTTCAGGAAATCGGGAATGGTGGTGGCCCACAGCTGCCGATAGTTCGCCCGGGTCACGGTCAGCTTGTAGCGGCGCCGCCCATCGATCACCGATCGCGGCGCGCACATGGCGCGGCGCAGGCGCGATTTCAGCAGCGTGGTGGTTTTACCCGAACCCACCGGTCCTTGGATGCCAAGCACGCTCGCGTCAGACCAGTAAGCCGCCTCGGCGATCGGGCCCGGGAAGGTTTCCGGGGCGTCAAAATCCAGCTTGTCAGCGCCAAATTCCGCGCCTAGGCTCTCGATCGCCTGTTTCGCATCTGCCTGCACCAGCTCGTCAATGCGATCATCCGCCAAGCCGTCGACTTGCGCAGTTTCGCGCAACGGATGGGCCGCTCCCCCCGCACCCCATTGACCGCTCCCAAGGTTCGCGCTCATTTCCGCACCTCGCGGAGCCCCGAAAGGTGGGCTGGCCTCTGTGCGGGGGGCAGACCTTGGGCGCGTTGCGCCCCCCCCGGGGGTCGCGGCCGGGCGGCAAGGGCGCAGGCCCGCGAAGGGGTGGGGGCCTTGGCCGAGGCCGCAACAGGCCGCGCGGCGGCTTGCTCCGGCTGATTTCCCATCAACTGCCCGATGCCTTTTTCGTGCTGCGATTTCAAAGGCTTGCTCATTCCGTCCGATCCTTCGCCGCCGACGCGGCAACGGGCTGCGTTGCAACCTCTTGATTTTGCTGGATTTGGTGCGGCATCGGCGGCGGGCCGAAGCGGCGCGGCTGCGGGGTGACATCGCGGGCCAGATCACCAGGGCGAACCGCCACCGGAGCAGGGGCATGCAGGTGGATCGGCACCGTCACCTGCGGCGCAGGATCCGGCGTGACCTTGCCCAGACCGTAGGGCAGCAGCGCCTCAACCATGCGCAGCTGGGCGGTGAACACGAACTGGAACGCCGCCAGCCGCTGCCCAAGGCTCGGGGCGGCAGGCGCGCCCTTGTAGGCCGTGGCTCCGGCCTGCGCCCACGCCAGCACCTGTTCGGTGCGCGCCAGCGCCGTGACGAATGCATCTTCGGTCGAGGCCAGACCGGCAATCTCGATCGCCACATCCTCGGGCATCCGGAACCCACGCGCGGCGCACCAATCGCGCAGCTGCGACGTGGCCTTGCCCTTGCCGCGCTTGGTCCGCTCGCTGTCGCCCGGCTGCGGCTCATCCGGCAGGAACGTCAGCTGCTCTCCCGCGGCCCGCGCATCCTCGATCCGCTTGCCCGCGTCCCGCGCCAGTTCCTCGAAGCTGGAATTCGGCTTCGCCATGGTCAAAAACCCCCCTTTTTCGTGCCGTTGTGGGTTTTTTCCTTGCGATCACAGTCACTTACGCCAAGCCACAACGGCGCAAATCTTGCCGTTGTGGGGGCGTTGTGGGCATTTTCCCCTTTACCATCAAGGACTTGATACCTACCCACAACGACACAACGGTAAATCTCTCTCTCTCCCGTGTGTGCGCACATGCGCGCGCGCGCACACACGTAAGAGGCACAAATCGCCGTTGTGGCGTTGTGGGTGCAGGTCAAGAGGCTGATTTCGCGCGGCTTTTCTCCACAACGAGGCCCACAACGGCGGGCTTTTCGAGCGTTGTGGCGTTGTGACCCCAAACCCAGCGGTTCGGCACCGGCGCGCAACCCGATCATGGCATATCCGCCCGGGTGCGGGTAGCGAATTTGTTGCCGCGAAATCAAGGTATTGCCAAAATGGTCGCGCGTCATCGCCACTCGTCTCCCCATTCCTCGGGCATCGGCGGCGCTGCAGGCGGAACCGCTTGGGTCGGGGCCCTGTCCATCGGAAACGACATCATGCCGCCCACATTGCGCAGCGGCACATAGACGCCGCGTGATCGCTGCCCGGCCAGCGTCAGCGGCTGGCTCACCGGCTCGGCGCCGATGATCCGCTTCGCACTCTGCGCCCAGACGCCGTTTGCCCAGGTCGAATGCTCGAACAGCTTCTTCAGGCCGGGCAGCGGGGCGTGGGGAATGAACAGCGCCGCCTTGTCGCCGCCGTCGCGCACGCGCAGGCCCACCTTGGCCAGCTTGTTGTTGGCCTCCTTGGCCGCGGCCTGCCTCAGCTCGTCGTCGATCGTCGCCTGATCGCTGATGCCCGCACAGCTGCCCACCAGTGATTTCGGCGCGGCTGGCAGCTGCGCGGCCACCTGCACCCATTGCGCCACGGTGAACATCTCGCCGCGCCGGAACACGTCGAACGGCTGGCCCATCAGGTGCATCAGCATGCTGTCGGCATCCGATCCGATCTCTTCGGTCTCGTGCACCGCCGCGCGCGCCGCCTTGGCCGCCCAGCCTGCCAGCTCCTCGGCGCTTGGCAGCCGCTCGTGCAGCGCCGCATCAGCCATGGCAAGCGTGGTGGCCCAGTTGTCGCCGTTGCGCCCCGACAGGCCCACCTCGGCCAGCGCCATGCGCCACAGCCCCAGCCGCTCGGCCCAGCTGGGCCAGCGATCGATCAGCGCCCGCTTCATCACCGCGCCCCAGGTGCGCAGCTTGCGCGCATCGAGGATCAGCTTGGGTGTGGCCGTATCGAGTGGCCGCAGGTGCAGCGTGATGAGCCTCGATCGATCCTGCGGTCCCATCTGGCCCGGGATCAGGATCGACGAGAACAGGAACGCCGAATAGACGTTGCCGCTTGCCCCGGTCTGGTCGGCCGAGCCGCGCAGCCATTGCCCGCCGCTCGCCGCCACACGGGCCAGCTCGATCAGCGCTTTGCCCTTGGCGCCGCTTTCTTCGTCGGGCTCGATCTCATCCAGCGCCACGGGCAGCGAGGCATGGCCCAGCCGCGCCGTGATCCCGCTTTTCGTCGGGTCATTGGATTGAACCAGCCCCTTGTCGCCCCCGTGCAGGTGGCGGATCAGATCCTGGAATGCGCTCTTGCCATAGGCCTTGTCGCCGGTGAGCCAATAGACCGGCCGCCAATCGAGCGCTCCGCCCATCGCCTGCACGCCCCACATGCCAAGCGCCACCATGGGCATCACCTCCTGGTGCTCCCAGCGCCAGGTCGAAAACATCGCCAGCACCTCGGGCGCAGGGTCAGATCGCCCCATCGCTGCCGCGGGTTCTGGAATGGGCGGATAGGCCGGATAGATCTTGCCGCCGATCTCGCCGGGGTCTTGCCGCCCCTCGGGCGTGATCAGGTAGCTGCCGCAGTGATAGATCAGCTTGCCGTCATCATCGCACCAGGCGCCAGCGCCGCGCACCGATCCCTGCGGGTTAAAGAGCCCGCGCTCGGCGCAGGCTGCCACCATTGTCATCGTCGCGCGCTGTGCGTCGAAGCGGAATTTCTGCGGCTCGGTGCCGCCCTTGCCATAGGTCGGGAAATGGCGGCACAGCAGCTGGTTTTTCTCGCCGAAGAGGCTGACGATCGTGCCGTTCTTGTGCTCCTTCACCGCGCGCATCTGGCCGTGGCGATCAAGGTAGTAGCAATGATCGCCATTCACCCCCAGCGGCTTGACCGGGCATCCCTCCCAGATCTCGCCGCGTGGACGGCCGGGCCCTTTCGGGGGCGGCGCGGCATCTTTCGGTGTCGCATCGGCCGCGCCCTCGGTCGGGCCAGCGACAATCGGCGCCTCCTCGAGCTCGCGCGCCAGACCCTCCGGCGTCAGTCGCCCTTCGGCAATCGCCTTGCCTTCCGCCGCGGCCTTGCGCTTTTTGGCATGCATCGCATCAAGCGCGCCCTGCTTGCGGGCCGCGAGCTCGGCCTTGAAATCGACAGGGTCGGGGGCGTCCGTCATGCCGAAACCCTCCGACTTTGAAACATTTCGTGATACGGTCCGGGGTTGCAAAATAGTGCCAATGGCACTAATTTAGAGATGTCGCCAGCGCAATGACGCGCGCCTTTTGAGGAGCCGACATCATGAAGCAATCCCCCATCTACGCCGCCATCTTCAACGCTTGGAAAGCTCGCCCCGGGCAGGCCGTGCACATCGACACCGCAGAAGTGGCAAAACTCATCCGCGGCCAGTTGAAGGCGAAATTTCCCGCCACCAAGTTCTCCGTGCGGATCTCGCGCTACTCGGGCGGCAGCTCGATCAACGTCGACTGGATCGATGGACCGATCGCCGCCATGGTCGAACCCATCGCGCGCCAATACAGCGGCGCAGGTTTCGACGGTATGCAGGATCTCAAATATTACTTCGGCAACTGGCTCATGCCCGATGGCTCGGCCTCGCTGCGCGAAAGCCCAGAGCGCTGGGGCGTCGAAGCCGAGACCCTCGAGGCCGAGAAAGACGGCGCCATTCCTGTGAGCTTCGGCGGCTGTTTCATCTTCTGCCATCGCGAAATCTCGATCGAGGCGATGCGCCGCGCCCTCGCCAGCTATGCGGCGCGCTACCGTGGCGACGATCTCGCCGACGCAATTCAAGCCGGAAAGGTGGGCGTCGAGGCTAGCCAATGGGGCGGCTGGCGGTTCTTTGGCGAGCCCTACGGCTATTCCGGCGTGGGCGCGGGATCGCAGTATGGCGGCGACGCGGTGCTGCGCTCCTGGGCGGCGCGCCGAATGCTGGCCGCGTGATCCTTTGGTGCGGGGCGAGCAGATCGCCCCCATCCCAAGGACCAGATCTGAACTAGGAGAAATCAGATGAAACGGAGTGTTTTCGAGAAAAACGGCAAGGCCTACCAGCGGGCAGAATTCGACAGCTTCGAAGAGCTTGAGGCCTTTTTCGTTGCCCAGATCCTGGGCGGCCCCTACAAAAGCAAGGTGATCGGCAAGGTGCTGATCTACTGGAGCGCCTGATCCATGACCCCCGCCGAATTCAAGGCTGCCCGTGTCAGCCTCGGCCTGACGCAAGCCCAGCTTGGCGTCATTCTCGACACCAACCCGACGACAATCCGCCGCTGGGAAGCCGCGCCGGATCAAAGCATGGCGCGCCCGCCCAATCCGGTGGCGTGCCAGGTGCTGCGCTGGATGCTCAACGGCTTTCGCCCGCCGGAATTCCCCGCCTGACATCACTTTCCCCCGACCAGCTTGCCGTCGTTCTCGGCGCAATTGGCCGGGTGCGGGTGGCCCTCAAACGTGCCGCAGGTCGGGCAGTGGCTTCGCACCGGCGCAGCAGCCTGCGGAATGGCCTCGATCTCGCGGCGCGAGTGCGGGGCGTCGAGCGCGTCACGATCCCAGCGCATCATTCCCGCTCCGCTTTGGCGGCGGCAACATCGGGCGGCACAAAGCCCAGATCCTCGTCGATCAGCTCTTCATCGATCGGCCCTTCGAGCGCCTCGACCAGCCAGCCAAACCAGTGCGCCGCCAGCGCTGCAGCTGCTGCAACAAACTCGCCCATCATGCCTCCTCGTCCCTCGCCTGCGCCAGTTTCAGCGCGTCGTTGATGTCCTTGCCGCCATGCAGGTTGCGCCACAGCCGCACGGTGCGGCCCTGGGCGCAGAACTGTGCGGCCGCCCTGTCAGTGACCGCGCGGGTTTCCGGGGCAGCGTCCTGATCCGCCACGAAAACCACTTCCGAAATCGCTTCGGGCAGTCGCAGATTGGCGAAGTTGGTATTGGCGATCGCTGCCATCACCCGCGCATGCGGCAACAGCATCGCAACGCTGAGCGCGTCCTCGATCCCCTCGGTCAGATACACCCGGCTTCCGGGCTCAGCCTCGGACAAGGATTTGCCTCGGCCACCGCGCGGCCCAAGCCCGCGCCAGATCCGGATTGCCGCGCCCTTGTAATCGCCGTAAACCTTCTTGGGCTTTGGAAGCGGTGCCTTGCCCCAGCGACCGTCAGGGCCGAGCGCCAGCCAGGTGCGATGGCAGCTCACCGGGTTTCCCGCCATGTCGGTGATCAGCGCCAGCATCGCCGGTGCCTGACCGCGAAACACCTCGCCCGTCTCCGGATCCGTCTGGTTGTAATTGAGCTGCGGATGATAGCGCAGCGCCTTGGGCTGATGCCCCAGCTGCGCCAGGTCGATGCCACGTGCCGCGCGCAGATAGGCTTCTACCGGCGTGCCGCTGATCCGCTCCTGTCCAGACAGCCACAGCGCAAAGGCGCGCTTCTGCCGCTGCACATGCTCGGCCCGCGCCGCGCGCTCGGCCTCGGCGCGTTGCGCCCGGGCCCGATCGGCCGCTTCCTTGCGCCGCGCCACATCCTCGGGGCTGTCGGATTGCAGGCCCAGAAACGACCGCGCCTCGCGAAACGCCTCCTTCAGGGTGCAGCCCAGATTGAGGGCGATCAGGTCGAGCAGATCGCCCTTCTCGGCGGTGGCGTAATCGTTCCACCGGCCCGCCTTCGGCCCGTCGATCCACACAACAAAACTGCCCACGCTGCGATCGGGGCGGCCGGGGTTGAGCGTCCAGTAGCCGCCCTTGTCCTCGTAGCTGCCAGGGCACGCAGGCGCATAGCGATAGGCAACCTGATGGCGCTGCGCGTGCAGCAAGTCCTTCACGTCTTCCACGCTCAGCGTCTGGCGGGCCGGGGCAGTCATTTCCGTCCTGCCCAGATCCGTGCGCAGATCGAGCGCAGGCGCGAAAATGGTTTGACTTCGTGCTGCAAATTCTGGCGCCGCGTAAACGCCTGGGCAAAGGTTGCCGTTCGCACGCCTTCTCGGTCAAAACAAGTTGTCGGATACGCGATGCTGACACCGCCCTGCGGCATCCAGCCATCATCCAGCGCACGCGCGATTTTTCTTTCGAAGAGATCCTCCCCCCGACCAGTAATGACTTGATATTCGCTGTCACTCATCCCCGCGCCTCCGTCTCGGCGCGCAGGCGGGCGGCCCGGGTGTGGCGCGACCATTCCCCTGCGGCGCGGGCCAGCGCCTCGGCCTCATCTTCGCCAAGGCCCGCGAAGCCCGGGCCAATGGCGATGTCGCAGCGCACGCCCTCAAAGGTTTGTCCAAGCGCCCGGTAGGGGTGGGAAGAAAACCGGATGCAACGCGGATCGAAGCTCATCTCACACCCCATGATCGGCGGCGAGGAACTTCAGCACCTCGGCCAGCTGCTCGAGCTGCTTGGGGCTTTCCCCGCTCGGCGTCAGTGCAATGAACCGTGCCCGGGCGTCGCGCCCTTCGCAGCCCAGCTCGTCGGCGATCACTGCCCAGGGCAGCTCTTTCAGGCGGCCATCGACCAGCACCAGATCGCGCGCAGCCGTCCAGCCGCCCTTCGAGCCGATCGAGCGGTAAAACGTCAGGGTGCCAGCCCACCAGCCGGGCAAGGGACCAGCGCCGCCCGCGAACGGCGCCGGTTTGGAAGCGGCCCGGCCATCCGGCCCGCCCTCCGGGGCGGTTTTCACCACCTCCGCTTCCGCTGCCGGGCTTTTCTCGGCAGCTTCGGGGCTTTGCACCTGCGCCACCGGCTCGGCCGGTTTTTGCGCAGCCACCGCGGGCCCCCCGGTATTCTTCTTCATCAGCTTGGAATAGATCCGCACGCTGGTGGCGTCGTAGCTGCGGCCAATCTCGGCCGCGATCTGGCGCACCGTCTTGCCCGCGCTCTTCAGGCGCATCACCAGCGCGTCTTCTGCCTCGGTCCAGGGACCGGCTTTCAGAACCCCGGCCGGGGCAGCTTCGGGGGCCACCTCGGCCGGGGCAGGGGCTTCCTCGATGACGGACGAGGCCACCCCTTCATCCGCCGCGCAGGGAGGAGGGGGCGCAGCAGGATCCGCTTCATCTTCGATCGGCCAAGCGCCGTCGTCGTCATCCTCGGCGGCGTCGGGCGCGGGCGACGGGGAAGGGATCACCCCGCCGCCCTCAACGTCCTGCCCGCTCTCGCAGGACGCGCCCTCGCTGGCGGGTGTCCCGTCCGCCAGCTCCTGCGCCGCCGGGCATCCCCCCGGATCCAGCGGCACAAATTCGGTTTCGCTGCTCTCCGCGGCCTCGATCGGGGCAAGATCGTCGTCGCCGATCCAAAGCAAATCCCAGCGCCCCATCCAGCTCAGCACGCGCTGCAGCTCGGGCGCGGTCAGGCCGGTGTCGATTAGCTCGAGCAGCGCAGGCAGGCCGATCGCCTGCCCCTTGAAATGCGAATAGTCAGGCAGCATCCGTTTTCCCTTTCTTGAACACGTCGAGCGCCTCGCCACCGCGGCGGGCGTGAAACACCGCAACCACCGCCGCGCCCTCGGCGCGCAGCAGGCTTGCGGAAAGCGTTTCGCCGGGGGCGAGCGCGAGCACCCGCTCGGCCAGCCCCGCAAAGGCATCGATCATCGGCAACCCGCGGTTCGCCGCGGGCAACACCAGCGCCAGCTGCGACAGCATCAGCCCGTCCTTGTCCTTCTCGGACCAGGGCCGCACCATCCACCAGCTCACCAGGTGCAGCAGTGCCATGTCGGCCGATGTCGGGCGCACCGGATCCATCAGGCCACCCAACCGAGAAGTTTCACCACAGCGGCGAGCAGCCCAAAGACAATGATGGCCATGCCGATCGCCTCGAGCGTCGAGATCTCATCCATGAATATCAAGCCTCCCTGCATCAGGCGCAGCGGGCTGCGCCGAAAGCTCCACCGCGCGCGCCAGCCGCGCCCCTTCCTCGGCCAGCCGGGGCGGTTCGCACACCACCACCGGGAACTGCGTCGCGAAGTCTGAAATCGCCCGGCGCAGCGGATCGCCCGGCTCCAGCAGCTGCTCGGCCTGCTCCTCGAGCACATCGACATCGAGCGCTTCGAGGCGGCCAGCTTTCGCCCCCATCGCCACCGAGAACGCGGCCATCTGGCATTTCAGGCGAGACATGGTTTGGCGGCCTCCGGGGGGAAAAATCGGGGGCAGCAGGTGCCGCCCCCGCAGGCTTGAGGCAGGTCCGCGCATGCCCACGGGGGCGGCCCGGCGCGGCGCGGGCATTGGTCGGGCAGGGCGGTGGCCCCCGAGGTTTCAGTGACCACCACACCTGCCCGGGGCCCCGCGCGTTCGGCTGCCTGTTTCGCGCGCGCGGGGCCGTTCCGTTATTCCGCCGCGATGGGCGGTTCGACGACCCGCCGGGTCGCCAGAATGCTGTCGATCTCGGCGGCACTCGCCCCCCAGATCAGATGCGCTTCGGTAAGGCCCAGCCCGCGCGCCGCGGAATGGGCGAGCAGGCTGCGCATGTGCCGCGTGCTGGGAATGTCCCCCGCCGCGCGATACGCGCTCGGCCTGCGCCAGCAATAGGCAGCCTTTGGCTTCTGCCCGCAGACCGCTTCGATCTGGGGCAGGGGGCCGAGCAGCCGCTCGCACACTTGCAGTGGTGTCAGGTTGTTACTCATCGCCCAGATTTAGTGGCATGAAAATTTTAGCGACGCAACTAAAAAGTTTAGCATAACTGACGAGTATTTCAGTCGGTAAGTGACTACCTAACACCCACGATGGATGAAAAGTGGTTCAAACTTCAGCAAAAGAAGGCAGGGGTGACCGCAGAAGACATCGCGGCACGCCTCGGCAAGGCGCGCTCGAACGTCTCGCACATCTACTCCGGCAAGCAGAAGATGAGCCTCGACTGGGCGCAGGCCTTTGCTGAAGCTTTCGGTTGCACCGTCGCCGAAGTGCTTGAGCGCGCGGGCGCCGCGCCGGTCGCGGTTACGCAGCAGCTCACCCCTGGATACGCCGAAAGCGACGCAATTCCCTTCGTGCACATGGGCCCGGAAGATCGGGCCACCCCCGCTATCGCCCAGGCATTTGGGCAACGTGAGGGCGTCGATATCTGGAGGGCGCGCACATCAGCCATGGCGCTGGCTGGCTACTTGCCGGGCGATCATTTGCTGGTCGACACGAATGCTGCCGAACGGCTCAAGCCTGGTGACATAGTGATTGCTGAGGTTTACGAACATGGGCGAGGGGTTGCGGCCACCCTGCTGCGGCGGTTCGAGCCGCCAGTCCTGATCGCTGAGACGACGTCGCAGGAGCAAAGGCGCGTGCACGTCGTCGACGGAACAAACGTTGTGATAAAAGGGAAAGTCATCGCAAGCTGGAGGGCTTAGGTGCAGCACTGTGAAGGCGGCATTCTTTGCGGGATATTCCTTCTATTTTCAGGGGTTTCGTCCGTTCTTGATGGCATATCTGTTTTGCTCGAGGCTGTTTGGCGGCCCGTTGTTTTCGCGTTCATACTGCTCGCGCCCTTCGCGGTGACTATGAGCGGCCCTGAGGGGTATAAGCAGAAGCTGCGCGACATGCTGAATGAGGCGAAGGGCTTCTGGTCTGCGCTCAAGACTTCCCCCGTCAGAACGTTGTCTCTTTCTGCGTTCTTGGTCGGCTACGTGATATTTTTCGGATCCTTGTTCTTGGCTTCAATTGGCGTTCAAACTTGGTGGAAAAATTAAGCGCCCTCGATGAAGTTTAGAAAAACTGAAATTATGAGTTGACAGTAGCAACCTGTCACCCCTAACTTCTGTGCAGTTGCAATGCACAGAGGTGCCCCATGCCCACGATCCCCCCGGTGGTGCCGCAGGCCTCGGTCTCGGTCTCCGATGAACTTCTTGAACAGGCCATCGCGGCCTCGGTCGCCTTCGAGGAAGGCCGCCCCGACAGCATCGATGAGGCCGCCCAGGCGCTTTTCCTGCATGTCGCTGGCCCCGCGATGCGCGAATGCCTGCAGTTGCGCCGCCGCGCCAAGCTGATCCGCGATCTGGCCGATGGCTCGAACGTGATCCTGTTCACTGGCCCGCTGGGCAAGGTGAGCTGAGATGAGCGCCCATCTCGCCACCGCCTCCTTTGCCCTGATGACCGCCGCCGAACGGCACGGCGCGCGCATTGCGCTGGAAGCCATGCGCCTGCACGGCGCGCGGCTGGAAATGTCGGGCCGCTTGATCGGCTCCACCGATGCCAGCCCCGTGCCGCGCGGCGAGCTGCTCCAGCACACCGGCCGCATGGTCCAGATCGTCGCCGATCTGGCCGAGCTCTCGCTCGATTGCGCCGCGGGTGCCTCGGTCATCCATCTTCCCAATCCGCCCGCCAAGTCGGGCTGACCGAACCGGGGGCCGTCTGGCGGAAGCTGCCCCGCCCCCCTCCACCACTCACTCCCCGGCTGCGGGCGGCACGCCGGGGGCACGGAGCCGGAAGATGTTCACCACCCTCGCCAGCCTCATCTGCCTCGCCGCCGCGGTCGCTCTCATGATCGACACGGCGGCACGCTTCGTGAGCCTCGTTTCCACGCAGGACGGCAACCACCCGGGCGATGGGCTCGGCCTTTCCCTGCGCGTCTGGGGGTCGTTCTGGCTCGCCTTCCTCGGCTTCGGCATTTTCACCCTGGGCTCGATCCATGGCTGATCTCTCGATTTCCCTTGCCGCCGTCGCTGCGCAGGCACGGGCCACCAACCAACTGGTGGCCGATGTGCAGGCGATCGCGGCCGATGGCTTTGCCAATCCCGTCACCCGCGCCATGGCCCTGCAGCTGCAGGCCGCGCTGGCCACCGCCTTTTCCGATCTTCGCGTGAAGATCCAGCACAGGAGCACCGCGGCATGACCGCCCAATCCCAAATGATGCAGGCAAGCCTGCCCACCTTCATCGACACCTCGGCCGTGGCCCAAATGATCGGCTGCACGCCGGATGAATTCCTGCGTCGGCGCATCGAGCTCGAAGACAGCCACGGCTTCCCGCTGCCGCTGCCGCATTGGCGCAGGCCGCTGAAATGGCGCGCCGATCAGGTGGCGCTTTGGATCGAGGGGCAGGGCCTGCCGCGCGCGGCCGAGGTTACCCCGGCGATCGACCCGGCGCTGATCGCCGCGGGCAAGGTGGCCCTGATCGCGGAGGCGCGGCGGGGATGAGCAAGGAACGCAAAGGCGGTTTCGTCTATCTGCATCACGCCGAAATCATGGCCAACTCGCTCGAGCGCAGGCTGACGGACGGCGCAGACGCAAAGCAACTGCTCGAAAGCAACTCAGGCCCGGAAGGCATGCGCTGGACCCAGGGCAGCGTGACCGATCGACTGTCCTATGCGGGCATCACCGCCACCTGCACCTGCGGCCCGCACGGCCTGCTGACCAACTGGATCGCCGCCGTGCGGCGCAAGTCAGGCAAGGCGGTGGCGTGATGGGCGCGAAACGTTTCGATCAGGAAACCGTCGATCGGGCCATTGCCCTGCGCGAAGCGGGCATATCCTATTCGATGATCTCGAAGCTCACGGGCATGTCGCGCGGCTCGATCTACTGGAAATGCCTCGCAGCCGGGGCCGAAGCGCCGAACAATCACCAGCGCCCGGGCGCCATTCGCGCGATGATCGTGCAAACGAAACGCGGGCACACCATCCGCCGCTTCACCGAAGAGGAAGATCGCAAGATCCTCGAAATGGAAGCGGCAGGCATCGGCCCGTTTCAGATCGGCAAGGCCCTTGGCCGCGCCCACAACTCGATCACCGGTCGCTTGATGGTTCTGGCCCGGCACGAGGAGCGCGCCGCGAACGGCCTGCCTCCGCTCAATGCCCCGCGCGAACGCGAGGTGGCGTGATGATCGACTACTCCAAAACAAAACCCGGCGACAAACTGCGCATCATTGGCGCTGGCGCGCCGGGGTTCGCGGATCTCGGCGATATTGTCACGGTAACCAAATGCAACGGTGAAAATCGCTGTGACGTTGTGCACGACCAAACAGGGCACAGCGCATATTTTGCACTCACCTGCGGCGCGCAACGCCTTGAGCGTGTGGACGATACCGAGCGCGGCGAAGGGGGTGAGTGATGGGCGATCCGATCCAGAAAAAATATCGCAATGCGATGAACAAGCTTGCCCGGCACCTGGACGTTGTTCTCAACGGTCCGCGCAAGCCGGGACGAAAGCCGGTGGTTGGCTTCATCTTGCTGACCGCAGAATTCGGCAAGATCGACAACGGTCGCGTCAACTACATCAGCAATGGCGAGCGCGAAGACATGATCGCCATGCTGCGGGAATATCTGGCCCGCGTCGAAGGCCGCTACGTCGAAATCTCGCAACGCCCCCAGTGATCCCATGTCCAAAACCCCCCGCCTTCTGATTGCCACGCCGCCAGAGCTCGTGCGTCAGCGCCAGCGCGCCGATGGTTCGTGGCGGATCTGGTGGGAGCCCTCGGCCGCGGCGCGCCGCCTTGGCTTCGAGGTGATCGAGCTCGATGCGACCCGCCTCACCTGGTCGGTGCGCGAAGCCACGCGGATCAACCGCGAACTTGCCAAAGCGATTGCCACCGGGCGCCGTGCCGAAGCTGCGCCGAACGGCCGCACGATCGAGGCGCTGGCAAACAAATATCTGCGCTCGGACAAGTTCCGCCGCCTCGCCCCCAAAACGCAGGACAGCTACCGCAAGGCATTCGCGCCCATCATCGTGAAATGGGGGCGCTACGCCGTGGTCGATTTCTCGAAGCCTGTCATGCACGAGTGGCACGAGACGCTGCTGGCCACCACGTCGGATGCCACCGCCTCGGCGCGGATCCGCCACTTCTCGATCCTGATGGCCTATGCCGAACTGATCGGCTGGCGCGCCGAAAACTCGAACCCCTGCACCAAGCTCGGCATGCGCACCCCGCAAGGGCGCCGCCGCACCGCCAGCTGGGAAGAGTTCGATGCGCTCCTCGAGGCGGCGCAGGCGCTTGGCCTGCCCTCGATGGCGCAGGCCATCACGCTCGGCCTCTACACCGGCCAGCGCCAGACCGATCTGCGCGAGGCCACGCTGGGCGCGTTTCGCCGCCGCCCGCTGCAGCTGATGGGCTGGGCCGCCCCGCGCGAGTGCTGGGTGTGGTTTTTCACCCGCTCGAAGCGCGGCAACGATGGCGCCGTGGTGATCCACGAAGATGCCGCGCCCGCTTTCGAAGCCGCAATCGCCGCGGCCAAGGCCCGCGCCATTGCCGCCGCCGGTGGCGCCCTGACGGCCGAAGCTGCTGCCGCCACGCCGCTGCTTTGGGATGATCGCGCCAATCTGCCCTTCACTGGCCGCGGCGCCGAAGACCGGTTCCAGAACCGCTGGGGCTCGATCCGCCGCGCCGCCGCGAATGCGCTGACTGCGGCCGACAACGAAGAGGGCGCAGCCGCGCTCGCCACGCTGCAGTTTCGGGATCTGCGCCGCACCTTCGGCGCGCTCTCGCGCCGGGGCGGGGCCACGAAAGACGACACGGCCGACGTGCTGGGCAACTCCGCCGCGACCGACCAGCACCTGGCCGACATCTACATGTCGCCGCAAATCGAAACCTCCGGCCGCGCCGTCAGCGCCGTGCGCCGCCCAGAAAAGGCGAGGAAGAAGGCATGAGCGTCTCCGTCGACATCATGGGCAGCGGCAGCGCTTGGGCTGTCTATCACCAGGGCGCGCGGCTTTCCGGCTTCCTCAACCAGTTCGACAAGGCCTGCATCGCTGCCCGCGTCTGGGAGCAGCGCCTCTCTGCGACACCACGCCGCTGCCTGTGCTGCGGGCGGGATTTCACCAGCTTTGGCAAAGGCCATCGCATGTGCGATGCTTGCCGCGAAGACGCGCGGCAGATGCTGGGGTGACGGAAATGGTGCAAATCATGTTGAAGGATCATGACGATCCTGACTTCGGGGGAATCATCTTCGAGGCGATGACAGTTCCGACGGTTGGAAGTCAGGTTTATTTTTGGGCCGATAGTGCCGATGCGCATTGCTCTGGGCGCAGCAAGGTCTTCTCCGGCATCGTTTCGAGAGTGATCTTTTGCTACCGTGACTTCAGTGAGGCCGGGGGAGAAGGCGGCACAGTCACTGAACGTGTTGAGGTGACACTGAAAGAATGGGGTGAACAGCTTCCGCCGTGATCTGAGCACGGGCAATGCAGTCAGACTCACACGAATTGGTCAGATAGCTGAGGATATTTCATCTTGATAAGAAAAGGCTTTTCAATATTCGCTTCAGCTGTACTCGTCATTTGGCCGGTCGTCCAGAAAACTGGCGAATTCGCTGGTTTCGTATCAGCCGTGGCACCTTCGCTGGGCTTGGACCCAAAGTACGCTCAGGTGCCATGGTGGATCCCTGTGTCGGTCGCAGTGCTCATGCTATTTTGGGGATTTTTTCCGTCGAGCAGGGAAAGCATTCCCCGGGATGACGAGACGAGTGCAGACAAGCCGCTTGGCAACGATCAATCGATCAACATCGACACAATGATCGGTGGCACCGTGGCGCCGACTTACAACAACATTACCACGACAGTTGTGGCTCCTAGCCGCCTCGAACTCAACGAGGAGGGTTACAATGATCTCGCCAGAGAGCTTAAGGGACGGAAAGCAATAGTCACAATCGTTGGCGACAAAAGATGTCAGGAAATTGGCGAGAGGACGATCAAAGCACTCACTGCGAGGGGCATTCAGTGCCAAGATTTCTGCCGTACCGGTATGTTGGCTCCGCCGCCGAGTGGCCCCTATGTCGTTAACTCCACAGAGAACGAAGGCGAAGCTACCCTCGTGATCAGCCCCACCACCCTGCCTTGACTGTTCATCGCAAGGATAAGCAAAGAGCCCCGCTTTTGGCGGGGCTTTTTCTTTGCCAGTTGACTGGTCTTTTCAGCGTCCAACGTCGGACGCTGTCGGACGTCGGACGCTGACCAAATTGGTCAGCTACTAACGTCTTGATTTTGCTAGATTATTGGCTCCGGCGGTAGGGATCG